AGAATGGCAGCTACAGAGCAACCGCAAGAATGAACGGCGTTTCGGATGATACGGTAAGGCGAGTAGTCTTGTCAGATGATGAAATCTTGCAAAAAGCGGCACAAAAAAAAGAACAGAATACAATGGATATGCTTGCATACATGGACAGCCGGAAAGAACAGGCTCAGGGCGTGATAGATGATTACTTGGATGCGCTGGCAAACCCGGAAAAGATTGCAACGGCGAAGCTGTCAGAGATTGCAACGGCACTGGGAATTGTGGTGGATAAGTTTACGAAGAATGTACCGGGTGCAGAAAAAGGGGAGGGAATAACCATTGTCAACAACATCCCAAAACCAAATACTGCTGACTGACATAATCGCTCCGTCTTTCTACTCCATTCACTGGGACATAGCGGAGGGAAAGCATACATATTATGACCTGTTCGGCGGCAGAGGTAGCACAAAATCTTCTTTTATATCCGTTGAGATAATATTAGGGATTATACAAGACCCACTGGCAAATGCTATTGTGTTCAGAAAATACGGTGTGACACTTCGGGAATCGGTGTTTGAGCAAATAGAATGGGCGATTGAAGCATTGGGAGTATCTGACTTGTGGGCGGGGTATACGAATCCCATGAGATTTATTTATAAGCCGACAGGTCAAAAGATTATCTTTCGAGGACTGGATAAAGCAAAGAAAACAAAGTCTATCAAGGTATCACATGGATATTTTAAATATCTTTGGTTTGAGGAATTAGACGAGTTTGCCGGAATGGAAGAAATCCGTACAGTACAACAATCTGTACTCCGTGGCGGCGAGAAATTCATTGTATTTAAGAGTTTCAATCCACCAATCACAAATGCGAACTGGGCAAATCAGTATGTGAATGAGCCGCGTAACAATGCATTAAGACATAAATCAGATTATACGACAGTGCCAAAGGATTGGTTAGGACAGCAATTTATTGATGATGCTGAACACCTGGAAGCCACGAACCCCAAAGCCTATCAGCATGAGTATTTGGGTATTCCTGTCGGACTTGGAACGAATATTTTTGAATTTCTGGAAATTCGGGAGATTACGGATGAAGAAATTCAGCGAATGGACAGGCTGTATGCAGGTGTGGACTGGGGATGGTACCCCGATCCTTATGCTTATATTCTTGATTACTACAATCCGAAAGAAGAAAAGATATATCTGATTGATGAAAACCGCAGGCAAAAGACAGCGAACAAAGATACTGCAAAATGGATATTGGATAATCATGGAAAAGACTTGCACGCAATGTCGTATGGAACAATCTGTGATAGCGCAGAACCTAAATCTATAGCTGACTATAGGGATTTGGGCGTGTGGAATGCAAAAGAAGCATATAAGCCGCCTGGGAGCGTGGAATATGGAATGAAATGGTTGCAGAGCAGAACAATAGTTATTGACCCGAAAAGGACTCCCCACGCACTAAAGGAAATAACGGAATATGAGTACGAGAGGGATAATGATGGGAATGTAATGTCTGGCTATCCAGACCATAACAATCACTTTGTGGATGCGCTTCGTTATTCATTATCGCCTATATTCATGCGAAGAATGTCGCAGGCGTAAGTATTGCATAAAGCATCTGCCAATGTGGTAAGGAGAGGATAGGGAAATGAAATACGAAAAGGAATTATATATAGACAGCCAAATTTTTTCGGGAGATATGGACGGTTCGGAAAGCAATTTTTCTGAAAAGATTGTGAAAACAAGAAAGCCGCATGAATGTTGTGTTTGCGGAAAAGAATTTCCAAAAGGAACAAAAATGGTTATGCAAAGTGCGGTTAGTGAGGGCGAGGGATGGAGGAACTGCTATATATGTTTGCCATGTATAGAAGAATGGTTAGAGGAAAGCGGACAAGTGGATGTGGAGGATTGACAGAATGAACATTAGCGAACAGGTAAAGGAATTGAGAAACTTCGGAGAAAAGGCGATATTTGCACCGAGTACAAGAGATATATTCTCAAAAGCCGCCGACACCATAGAAGCCTTATCCGCAAAGCTGCAAGCGGCGAATATGGAGCGGCCAGAGGAGAATTGCGGTGGTGGGTGGATTGAATGTGAATCCGGAAAACTTCCAGATAAAGAAGTTATATGCTGTGATGTTTGTGGGGAAATCATTATCGGGTACATACACGAAACATATGAAAGTGAGCAGACCGGATTTTCAGCAGAGAATAGGCACGAGTATATGTATAACTGTGTTAAGTGGATGGAGAAGCCAAAACCATAATTAGGAAGGTGCAGGAGTTGGAAGAATATAACGGTTAGGATATGGGGAAATGATTAACATTATCAGAAGTATCGGCATAATAAAGAATTTTATGGAAAATACTGGAAGAAACACTTGTAACGAACATCTGTATGAAGCACTGACGGACGCTGTTGAAAGTATGGAGGGCGATATTCCGGTGAAACCTATCAGAGTTGCAGTAGGGCGTTATTGGGGAAGTACGGACGGTTGCCCGGTATGCAAGAAAGAGTTTTACGAGAAAGTCAATTTTTGTTCAAGGTGCGGCAAGGCTATTGATCGGAGCGAATAATCTATATGGGACTGATAACATGGATAAAGGAGAAATTCAAAATGCTGTTTAAAACAGACGCTGAAAAGGCTTTCAATGTGGAAACATACCTGTCGCCGGAGATGGACGCTGCTATTAAGCTGTGGGAAAGAATGGAAATGGATGGAGGAAAACCGCCCTGGGTAAATAAAAAGGTGCAGACTATCCGCTTTTCCAATACGATAGCGGAAGAACTGGCAAGGTTGATTACACAGAATATCGACATCAAAGTAGAGGGATTGCGTCCTGGAGTAATGCCGGAGCAGATTCAGAAATACATTGATAAGTATTTCAAGAAGAAATCAAACGAAATCATTTACAAAATGGTTGCTTTTGGCGGTGTAATGGCAAAGTGGGACGGAGAGGGGATAGAATTTTTAACACCAGATAGATTCCTTGTGACAGATTATGACAGCAGCGGCGAAATACATGGGTGCATCTTCTTTTCATTCTATAACACCGGGAAGAAATTCTATACAAAGGCAGAATGGCATAGATATGAAACCGAAACTGTCATAAATGAGGAAACCAGGGAAAGCGAAACTGTCAAGAGATACCATGTGACAAGCAAGGCTTTTCGTTCTGACAATCAAAATGATATAGGCAGAGAAATTCCGCTGACAGAAACAAAGTGGAAAGACATCAGCCCGAAGGTAGAACAGAACAGGGGAATACTTTATCAACCGTTATTCAGTTACATAAAATGCCCGATTCCAAACAGTATAGACCATGACAGTCCTTTAGGTGTTCCGTGCTTTTCTAACTGCCTTGTAGAGTTGGAGGGGATTGACATAGCAATGTCAGCACTTAAGACTGAAACAAAAAACTCTACACCAATGATGATTGTTGACCAGTCAGTTATCCAGTATGCGACTATGAATGGAATTGAGTTACCAGAGTTTATTGCAAATGTCGGAAATCTTGACACAAGCAACGGGAGCGGCAGTCCGGTTGAGATGTGGCAGCCGACATTGCAAGTAACCACAAGGATTGAGGGAATCAATTTCTATTTGTCGGTAATCGGTTTTAAATGCGGATTTGACCCAGGGTATTTTGTATTTGACGGTCAAAAAATCCAGATGGCTACTGCAACACAGGTGGAAAGTACAGAGCGGCGCACAGTCAATACAGTATTATCTTACCGGAGCGTACTTGACAGCCCTGTGGCGAATAATGACGGCAGAGTTGGGGCAATCCATGACATAGCCTATATCATCAATGCGGCTCTTATCATTAACAATAAGAGCGAGGACGGAACCTATATACCAGACAATGAGTATAACAATTACAAATTATTCTGTGACTTTGCAGATTTGACCGCAAATGCCGAGGAAGACCGTGCAAGGGCGTTACTGCTGACGGACAAAGGATTCTATCCTAAGTGGTATTATTTGGTACATAACGAAGGGTTTACGGAAGAAGAAGCGCGTGCTATTGTGGCAGAAGCCAAGAGCGAGAATGAGCCAAAAGATGGATTGTTTGGGGAGGAATAGGAGATGACATTACAAGAATTTGCTGATAAATTAGTGGAAGCGCGGGGAAAAGTTTCTGAAAGTCTTGAAAAACTGGCAGAAGCATTACGAAAGGCATTTGATGAAGTTAATAAGAAAATAGAGGAACACAAGCGGCTATTGCGCCGACCGCCAAAATGGTACGCCAAAGCCAACAATCCTGCTATGATTGTAAGTAGACGTAGGGTGTATCATTGCAGGGATAAGTGTTAGGAGGAAGGGAAAATGGATAATTTGAACAGTTGCTATGATTGCATTTGGCACAGAAATGATGAGTGCCATTTACACAGAACAGAGACTGGAATTCCAGAGACAGTTTATGACGAACCTACGGATTGCAAAGACTATGAAGAGGATCGGTTTTATGAGAATCAGACAGCACATAGGGAATGTTGATGTACAACTGAATACCGATAGGATTGACCGCAATATTCGGGAGGCACAGAAACTTCTGAATATGCAAGTGGTAGCTGACTGCGACCCTCTGATACCATTCCAGCAAGGCGCGCTTATTGGAAGTGTCGAATACCCGGACGGAATATACGGCGGCACTATTCAATGGGGCGGTGCTTCGGTTGGTGTACCGTATGCGAATTATTTATACCAAGGGATTAAGTACGGCCCCAATATCCCGATTAAAGACAGTCAAGGAAATATTACTGGCTGGTATTCCCCTCCGAGCAAACACCCGACGGGCGAAAAGTT